CTTCCAATGTGGAAGAACTCCACGCTGGTCTTTCGTCGTATAATGCGATGTCGGTTCTTCGCCGATGTCATGTTCATGTTGAACTCAAGGTACGTCCTGAATTCTTAACCAATAATTTGCTAGATACTGCTAAAGTTCTAGACAAATTCGGTACCATGGATAAGCTTAACGACATTTGGTTGGTCACAATGAAAACTCCTGTTGGAGATGGACCCCGTGGTCAATCATTCTCTCATTATGATATCATTCACAAAGACATTTCTATTACAGAATATGTTAATATCATTGCTGATCTATCCAAAAAGCATAATGATGAGCAAGAGAAGGTAGTTGTAGCATTTACAGACCCGTCCAGCATTGTGAATCTCTGCAAAGAGTGCAACAAGTGTATGGAGACTTGTACATGTACACCCTCAGTGGCAACTACTGTGGAATCTGACTCCGAATCAGATGAAGACGAGGATTACGAACCTCAATTCGGAGAACGCCTCGCAGGACATATTGTCCGTAGAGGAAATTCGTATGGACACAAAATCCGTTCTAAACGTTGCGTGCTTGAGACTAAAGTCGAAGATCTCGCTATAGACGGACTTTTGAAGGGAATAGAAGCATTCGAGAACTCACTATATTCTTCGTGGACTTCTTATATCCCTGAGCAATGGATGGACAATAACTTCATTAAATCCAATATAATGACCTATGGTCATGATGTCATTGGACAAGAAGTGTCTAGATATATCAAAAGGATGTGTTTCACAAACGCTGCGGTTAGTCTAGGAATATATAAACTCCTGGGAGCTAAGCTTGCTATACTATATGCCGGTGCAAGTGGAATTTACCACATGACCACAATAGGAGCAATAGTAGAAACAAAGAAAACCGCATACTTCGATAGACTAGTCGAAGCGCGTGGCACGTTACCGGAGCTTTTCAAAACAATCCGGGACAAACACGTGAAATATGCTGTAGCAACATTTGCAGCATTAGGCGCACTGTATGGTGCAGCCAAAACATATAAAGCTATTAAAGCAAATTTGTCTTTTCAGGGAAAACTCAATCCCACATCCATTGAAGACATTCGCGCTAGAGATAAGGAGACCAACGCATGGGTCGTTCCAGAGTACAAACCAATGTCAAATAACGGTAGCTTTAGTGATCAAACAAGAGCCGCAAATTCC